GGCAGATTTGACGAGTGGCATATATATCCTTACTTGAGGTATTTAAGTTTGTAGATGGTTGAATCAATGAGTTGTTGAATTTCGGCAACAATATTGACTAATTCCTGTTTTTTTGGCAAATCAGCATTAGCTTCTTCAACAAAATTCTTCAATGATTCCAAATATTTAAGTGGTTCTTTAGGCTGATGATATACGCTTGGAAATTCTTTAATCTGCTCATAACAGCCCATAAAGGCTTCTACATAATCGTCTACAAGTTCAACGATTTCTTCATAGAATTTGCCCAAGGCTTTATGTTGGGAGTAAGAATTTGTGGCCCAATGGAAAAAATGAGTGTTAGTACTGCTATGCAAAAGAGTAGCAGCAAACATAGCGACATTTTTGGTTTCATTCATAAAGACTCCTGTTCGACTGATTTTAACACTTCTATTGCTTCTTGCACGGAATTGACTCGGTGTAAATGCCCGCCTTTCCAGTTAGCAAATAGCTTGATTTGCAAGGGGGTCAGTTTTTTATCAGCCCCATCCTTGACCTCTAAAAGTATTGTGTGTCCTTGAAATAAAACCAATAAATCTGGGATTCCTCCGCCGACTGTATGCAAAAGGTAAACATCCGCACCATAGTCTCGTAGCGCTTTAACAACATCAGCTTGATTTTTATCGACTTTCTTGATATATGACATATTCTTCGGTTAGTATTCAGTAACTTATTGATTATAAGGGGTTACTCTTGAAGATATTGCTGATTGACATTGAAACTTCACCCAACTTAGCCCATGTCTGGGGAATTTGGCAACAGAATGTGGGACTGTCCCAGTTATTAGAATCTTCATACACCATGTGCTATTCGGCAAAATGGTTGGGCGAGAAAGATGTTTACTTTGATTCGGTAGAAAGAAACGATGCCAAAAAGATGCTTGAGGGCGTTCATGCCATGCTTTGCGAGGCTGATGCCGTAGTGCATTACAACGGCTCAAAGTTTGATATACCTACTCTAAACAAAGAGTTTTTGGTTCATAAGATGTCGCCACCACCACCAATTAAGCAAATAGACTTATTGCGCACAGTCAGAAGTCAATTTAGATTTCCTAGCAATAAATTAGATTATGTAGCTCAACGCCTGGGGTTAGGCAAAAAGAAAGACCATGAGGGTCATATTCTTTGGGTTAAATGTATGAATGGCGATAAAAAAGCCTGGAAAACGATGGAAGAATACAATATTCAAGATGTGATATTGCTTGAAAAGTTATATAACCGCCTTACGCCTTGGATTAAAACCCCTTTAAACAAGACAATCATGATGAAAGACAGGGATGGGTTTGTTTGTCCTACTTGTTCAAAGCCTCATCTCGTCAGTAAAGGATTTCGTTATACTACGACAGGTGCTTACCAGCGTTACCAATGTAAGGCTTGTGGCGCACATTCAACCGATACTCGCACCGTAATACCCCACGCAAAGTTAAAGCATTTAGCATGAAATTAACGCCTAATATTTTAAAAAATCTCTATTCTGCTTTGATGATAGCTGAACCACTTTGTCGTTGGAATTTACCTCTACCAGAAGAAATTAAGTTTATTGTTGATGCCGACCCAGAAGCAATGGGAACATATCTTTACGATGATGGTGGAGAATATGAGCATATTATTACCATTTCAGAAGCTAGATGCGGTTGGCTTACGACTGTAATTTCTACGCTATTACATGAGTGCATACACATGAGTCGTAGTGGCACAATTACTGATGCTTGGACTAAACACGATGCCACATTTAGACGCAGAGCGCATAAAGTTGCTACCGAATTAGGGTTTGACCCTTTAGAGCTTTAACCAGCCTCTTTCAAATAGTTCGCCAATAGTTTTGCGGTGTGCTTCTTCCCACCTTTCAATACGAGCAGATTTGATGAGTAACGGCCCTTGGTCGATTTCCATGTGGCATTTATAGCAGAGTGCCGATATTCGGTAATCATGCGCTTTAAGTCCTCGGCCTTTACCATCTCGAAGCTGATTTGAATGGGCTGCAACAACTGTTCCATCTTCTATTCCGCAATGTTGGCACGGTAAGTTTCTAACAATCTCAAGCAGCTTTTTGTTTCGATATATTGCCATCTGCCCATTCGTACCATTGTCTATAAAAAGTTTTAAATTGCTCAAATCCCACACCCGCTATTGCGCATTTACCATCCATGCCTACGGTGTAATACTTATCAATAAATGTGCCATCATCAGTATTGCCGTAAATGATGGTCACAATAAAGCGTGGGTTTTCAGCTAATGCTTTAAGCAATATCTCTTGGCCTTTGCTAACTTTTTCATCTGGGCGCTTCCATTCCATTACTAAGAAATGACCATTACGTTCACAGATACCATCTACATTGCTTGGCACAAACAAAGGATTGCTAGGTATGATGCCTTTAAAATCAGCATAGTCTGTATGCGTAGCAAACATATTGCGCATTAATTTCATTAATTAACCCAATTCTTACGAACTTGCTCGTAAGTAGAAAACTCTAATTTAATTGTCTCATCAGCTAATTCATGAGCAATTTTTGTGGCTTTCTCATAATTTTTTCTAAGTGTGGCGTTGTGATATTGCTTTAACAATTTAGCGATTTGCAGATAGTTCTCAGAGTAATCAGGTGTCATCTTGTTATTCTTTCTATGTTTCGATTAGTAGCTTGTTCAGAACGCCAGGCTTCGAATTCCATTTGAGCTTGGGTAATTTCCAATTTTAATAGAATTTTGTTTGCTGTGGCCTCGCCAATTTGTTGACAATACTCATCATATTCCTTAGAACCGTAAGCCTCTCGTTCTTGCGCACCAAGTGATTGTTCACCCGACTTTTTCATCATAATGGCAATAATTGCTTTTTTCTTTGCTTCAAGACCAGCAGCAAGTCCTTCAGCTTCAGCATATTTACGCTTGACATTTTCAATCGTGTCGTAAGCGTTGTGTGGATTAAATTCTTTCATTTGAGCGCCATCCATAAGCCGACTTGTGCAAAAGAATATCCCAACCAAATCATAGCGTTAGGTATAGAACCTTTGCGTAATTGCAATATCCCGACCATCAAATACCCAAGCCCTGTTGCAGCGATAATGGTTTTTTCCAACATTTGTATTCCCCTTTATTACCTAATTGCCATTGAATGTAAAAGTCTTGCAACAATACTTCAGATACTTTGTGTTTTGACAAATACAATCGAAATTTTTGTAATCCCCATTCATGACGCCATTTACACAACTGTCTGACGGCTGATTTGTGTTGAAATTCGCTGTCGTAGTTGCATAAAACTTTCTCCTGCATAAGGCGTTATTCCTAATTCCTTCGCTTTTGCAAGCGTCAATTCATCAGTTGAATACCAAGGCAAACTCGGTGGCTTTTTCGTGGTTACATCAAAGTCTAATTCATCAAGATACCGCATTTGGTTTAACCAAGACGCAGGATAAGGAATGTAGTCTTTTTCAGTTCCTTTAAGTTTCCAATATTTGAGATGGTTTGGCAACTGCTTTAAAACTTCATCTTTCTCTGCTTGATTCAACTTTTGCCAGGCTTTTATTGCTGCGCCTTTGGCGACTTTCTTTGGGTATAACGACCAGAACTCGTCAAACATTATTGCATCACCCTTGGTGACATTGGTGTTGATGGGCTTGGAGGTGTTGTATATCCAGTATTGCCAATTACATTTGTAGTCACACCGTTGGGCGTGGTAATCACAACTTGGTTAGGATACAAAGTTGCAGTTTGTGTAATAACTCCTTGCGGATTTACAAACTGTGCTGTATTACCAGTAATTTGTACTGTGCCTTGGTTGTAACCCATTGGGCTAGTTATTGGAAAAGTCTGCGCATGAGATGGAACTGCATATCCAACCATTGCGCCCAAAATGCCACCTAACAAACAAGCTAGTAAAAAGTCTTTCATTTAATTTCCCCTTAAATGTTTACTCGTTATTGAGTACTTGTAGTTTGCCCAATAGTCTTTAGTTAGTCACTAAGTATTTATACCTATGTTGTTTTAATACATCTTCCAAGCGGTTTGAGCGAACCTAGCCTACCTAGGTTTGCCTTCAAATGCTTCCATTGCGGAATCGCATTACCCGACAGTCTTGCATGGAATAGGCACTATCTTCGCCACCTATTTTTGCGCTGTTTCATCCATTACCCCCAGTAGCGCTGTAAATCCTATTCCCTGGTATGTCGTTAGAGCCTCGAAATAGGAATTAGATTCTACACTATTCTCTTTTTATAAAAGCGTTGTTTTTAAGCAACTCGGGCCATATTAGCCAAAAGTTAGTTGGAAATATGTCTTGCCTGGTAACTAGTCCATGCGATTCTTTTTCTAAAGTTGCTGCCAAAAATACAAATTGGGCATAAGGAATGTTGTTTTTGCGCCATTGGGACACGGCATTAGGGGTTACCCCACATAATTTTCCCACTTTTGTTGGCCCACCAAGCAAATCAATAATGGCAGAATCGGTCAATTTTAATTTCATGTGAGACATCTTACAGCCTATGTTGTTAATTTGCAAATAGTTCTTGACAGACACTTGAATTAGCTTACAATTCTATTTATAGCAATTTCGCTATGTATCTAAGGGGAATTTAGATGGATGAATTAGCACAAGTAATGTTTGAAATGGAAGAACGCTTAGAAGTAGCGTTGAATAACATGGAATACGGCACAGACCTTTCAGCCGATGATGTAGATGTTATTCGTGCCGCTTGTGGCAAACCAAACAATAAACGTAATGTATTGTTACAGAGCGTGTTTGATGATTTTGGCAATGTGTTCGGAGGTTCAAATGCAACAGTCTGAATCTATTGCAAACCTCACATTAGCTTTATCAATCGTACAAGGAAAAATGACCCATGCGATTAAAGACTCGGCTAATCCTTTTTTTAAGTCTAAGTATGCTGACCTTGAGTCTGTCTGGGATGCTTGCCGTAGCCTTCTTTCTGAAAATGGGCTGGCGGTTATGCAATTTCCTGGAGAATACTACGATGGCACTATGTCTTTGACTACTATTATCAGCCATAAATCAGGCGAATATGTTAGCCAGATTATGTCTGTGCCTGTAACCAAACCAGATGCCCAGGGTGCAGGTTCAGCCTTAACTTATATGCGCAGATACGCATTAGCAGCAGTTGTCGGTGTGGTACAAGCCGATGACGATGGCAATGCAGCGTCTAGCAAATCAGCCAAACAAACAGTAATCAAAACAAAGGAAATTGAATAATGGCCTACGAAATGAAAGAAGGCAGCGCTTCGCTGTTCAAGAATACCCGCAAGACTACTGACAATCATCCTGATTACACAGGGTCAATCATGCTTCAAGGCAAAGAGCATTACCTTAGCGCATGGATTAAAGAATCTGCAAAAGTAGGCAAATATTTCAGTATTTCGGTTGGCAAAGTCAAAGAACCTGTTGGCTTTAAAGCTAGAGGTGAAGATGAGTTGCCCAAACATACCATTGAAGATGATTTAACCCCATTCTAAGGAGATGACCATGTTGAATCACATTAGAGATGTTATTGGCGATAAAGCCATTATTTCTACACAGCCTTTTGGCGTGGATGAAGAAAGACAGTTAATTGCTTTTGAAACACAAGATTTAAAGGCCGTAATCGAAGATGTGATTCAAGTGTGCGCTGATTGTTGTTTAGACGCCACAAGCCGTAAAGCTATTTTAAATTTATTAGACTAATATGAAATCACAAGGGGAAAAGTTATGTCTGAGCATTGGTACTGTGCCAAAACTGGTACACCTCGCTATACAACTATTGGGAAGAACGGAAAACCCAGAAACACAACGCTCCGTGACGCCAAGGCTAGTCCTGGAACTCTCGTCCCTTCGGTCAGCACGATACTCGGACAACTTTCAAAAGATGGATTAAATACTTGGTTTCAGACCGAGGCGATTAAAGCTGCTATTGAAAACCCACGATTAGATGGGGAAGATGACAAGGCCTATATTGCAAGATGTTTAGACCTGTCTAAACGAAAGTCTAGGGAAGCTGCCGAAAGAGGCACGATGATTCATGATTGGATTGAGTCTTTTTACAATCAAGAATATTTGCCTGATTTGCCTGTTTATGTTCGCAATGTAGAAAATGCTATAAAAGCCCATTTTGGTGAACAGCTTTGGATTCCTGAGCAAAGTTTGGTCAATCAACAAGAATCTTATGGTGGAAAGTGCGATTTATATGCCAAGCCTAATCATGCCTTCTCAGGGGTCGTTATTGACTTTAAGACGACAGAGAAAAGCCCTGGTGAACTAACACCCTACCTAGAGCATACCATTCAATTAGCGGCTTATAGAGAGGTTTTAGCACCCTCAGCACGATGCGCCAATGTCTATATCAATGGCACAACCAATGAAGTTGCTATTTATGAACACGATGAGCAAGATTTGCGTGATGGCTACCAGATGTTTGTAAACCTAGTTCAAATCTATAAGCTAAAGAATAAGTTAAACTAACTACGAGGCGGCAGACTGGATTTCCCCTTTCCAGACCACACACATCACGGAGTGTTCTGCTGCCTCACCTTTCAAGTAAAATACCTACTGGGGCGTTAAGCCGCCAATGTAGGATGCAGTAATTGGGTAATTTTGCGGCTTTCTGACCCATCTGTAACAACTGCCAAATACAGCCCTGTCTCTTTTTTGCAACTTAGGGTTTGTCATAGTGGCTTTTTCTTGCTAACCCCAATAAATTACTTTTAACAGGTCAAACATACTTCAGCTCAATAAGCCGCAGGTGTACGACTAAGCAGTTTGACTTGTTTTTTAATAAGGGGAAATTATGAAAGACGGTTACTACATCAACACAGTCATTTTTGGCAATACAGAAATCGACTTATACGGTTACAACAACGAAATTGAATACGCATACATTGGTGACCATGATATTAGCGAAATGGTTAAAAGCCTTGATTTGTGGAAAAAAATTGAAGATGAACTTTACGAACAGGCAGCTTAAATGACCTATCGTATTGATAATATTAGAAAAGTACTTGATGACCCATCACCTTGTGATAGTTGCAAATACAAACAATCTTGCAAAGATAACGAAATGGCGTGTAGGGTATTTTCTTCTTATGTAGTATCTGGGGAATTTAAGCCAGAATTGCCCAGGATTCCAAGTTGTTTTTTGTATAACAAGATATTTAAAGAAACAGACGAAAAAGCATTAAAAGAGTATTTGCGGTCATTTAAAGATGGGCAGGAAGATTTGTTTGATGTAGCCGATAAAACCTTGAGATAGGAGCTTATATGGATGCAAAACGCAAAGCGATTGTTGAGTTTTCTGGGCCACTTTGGTATGTTTTTGGCACTAAATTGGTATCTAAACCTTGGTTAACTTATGGAGAATTATATGGATGTTAAAGAACTAGCAGAATATTTAGAGAAAATTGCTTTAACTGGTGGAGCTGGCGATGTTTACGCCCAGGCTGCAAAAATGCTTAGAAAACAGGCAGATGACCTTGAGTATATGCAAAAACAGTTTGATAGAGCTTTGGAATTTTTAGCTAAATGCAATAACTGGAGCAAGAAATCATTATAAATATGAATATTCAAGTTGAAATAGTTAAAGAAAATGACGATGGGTCGGCAGACGCATTAGTGCATTTCGATAAAGAAGGACTAGCAATGTTGGTTCAGGAAGGAATTATTAGTATTTTGCGCCAATACATAGAACAAGAAAAGAAAAAGGCAAAAAAAAAATGAACAATGAACCAGTAGCGTGGAGAAATTTATGCGTAGGCAACATAGGTGAAGATTCTGAATGGATTTATAACGAAATTGGTCAAGGCGAACCACTCTACACCCATCCAGCAAAGACACTAAC